CGACACGATGTCAAAGGTGGTTGTCAAGCCGCGCGGTGACCAGGGTGTCGGGCGCGGCCTTCCCTACCCAACGGTCGTGACCAAGGATCGGAAGATTGTGTTGCACTACGAATTGACCGATGCAGATTACGACAAATACACCAGCCATATGAGCGCCGGATATACGGCTGTGAACGGTACCCACGTACGTAAGAGTAAGGCGGAAACAGGGTATAACCATCCCCTTGGCGATGCTTTTCGGAGCACCGCCTTCTCCATGCTTGACAGCATGCGTTCCGTCGGGTTTGAGGTTTTCGCCAACCCATTGGTGTTTCCCAAGACTGTTAAGGGCTGCCGCATCTCAATTGGCAGCGCTTACACCAGCGACAAGGACAAGTTGCTGCAGCGCCTCAACATCGTGGCCCGCAAGTACGTGGCGGAAAACGGTGATGTTCCTCAAGACGAGGTTAAGAAGGTTCAAGACGATTGGTTGCGGACCACCGTCTGCAAGTGCTCTACCTATCCTGAGGTGCTCGTGGTGGATGGGGTGGAGCGCGTTTGCCCTTGCATCCAGGCTCGGGGTTATGTTAATTTCAACAATATATACCATAACCACGAGGGAGAGAAGCTGGGTTTGTTGGACATCATTAAGTCCACTCTGAATCGCCCAGGTACTACCGGGGCGACATTTCACGGGTGGCGCAGCATCGACGAGATGCGTGAGTGCCTTGGCGCAGAGGTGCAGAGTGTGACCGAGCGTGTTGAGCCCCCGACACTTACGACATCGCTGTTCGCGGGAACAGTGAGCCATACGTCAATTTCGGCGGTTACAACTTACCAGAGCTGAGGCAGGTGGGCAGCCTCATGAAGCTCGAGGACATCTTAAATGATGATGACTGCCTTATCGAGCGTATCAGGTACGAGGCGTATGATGATGGCTACCGCAAGGTCGGGACAATTAAAGAGAATGTCCGCGACTGGGTTATTGAGCGCGTTGGGCCGTTCAATGCTGCTTACCAGATATTCGTGTTACGTAAGAAGCGAGCCATTGTCGAGTTGAAAGAGTTTGACAGACTCATGATCGGCATGTGCGAATTGGCCAATCGCAAAGGCATGTCGCGGCCTACCAGCGCCGCGTCAGGGACAACCGACAGCTCGTCGCGTACGTTCGGAGGCAACTTACGTCAAGGCCAGGGCCGTGTTAAGATCAACAACGGAGGCAAAGCAGAGGCCGTCAGTGAGGTGAAGACGTCGGCTGCAGTCACCCTGCCGTCGCTCAGCGCCGACGGCCCCAGCCGTGATAAGCTGATTGCCATTCGCGAGTCTATGTCAGCTGAGATGTACGCGAAACATGAGGCCGTGGCCCGCGCGATGCTGGCCGAGGGCAACAGTCCCGAGGCTGTCATCAAAGTGGTTGCAAGGCTGGTCGACAAACCAGCCGAGGGCCCGAAGAGCGGGAGTGAGTGCGAGGAGCCGGAGGTGGCCAGTCCCGGGCCCGTGGACCTCGCTGATGAGGCGGCCAAGGTGGTCGCCCAAATTTCGCAGCTCGCGCCTGCCGCCATGCGCCGCACTGCGCTGGCACGCGTCGGTGCCAAAGCTGATGGCGATATTGAGGGCGTTATCAACGTGGTGGAGCAGACCATTGGCAGGGCGACCCGAGCCAACTTCTTAGTGGCCGCCGGCCGCGGGTACGCTACCGCTTACATGGAGGGGGGCGGCCGCAGCCGGCTCATGTGTTTTCTGTGGACACAGGCTGACATAGCGTGGGGTCTGGAGGGCCCTGTGGAGGCCTTGAAGCTGTGGATGCTCATGTTATTCATGACCCTCGCCCTCCAGGGTGTTATATTACAACTCGCATGGCTACTCATTACCACTTTGGGGGGCGCCATCATCAGCGTGTGCGGATCAGTAGCCGGGATTTACATGCAGTGGAAGAAGTTCACAGGCGAGATGACAGCAGGCAACACGGTTGCCAGCGTGGTGTCAGCGGCGGGTGCTGTCGGGGCTATGGCCAACAATGTCGCCAAGATAGTAGAAGTTACGCGGACCGCCAGTGGCGGGCCCGGTCCTGAGCCTGCGGGCCAGGACACGCCCAACCCCCAGTGACTGGCCCTCCCCCGAGAGGGGGAGGGCTTGCCGCACTATTTGTGCGGCGTGCGTCCGATTTATTCGGACGTTGTTGGTGATCAGAGAATCTTAAGTGACTCTGACACCCTGCTGGCCAAGCAGACTCACGTACCCGATGTGCCAGGTCTGGACGCCGCTTTTCCTATTAGCGGCTTGGTGCTCGGGCCTGCCCTTATGGATGCCACGACCTACAACCATAATGATGGCAGGAATATGGCCGGAGCAATCAACAAGAATATACCAGCGGACTTCGTGCAGAGCGATCCAGCTTTGTATGAGTGGGCGTTTGAATATGTCCTCGCCGAATTCAATGGCGAGGTTGATGCCCTGGGTGAGGGCTGCACTGAGATCGGATTTGTCCGAACGATCGATGAGGTGATAGCCCACGCAAAAGTCAAAGACGCTGCCAAATCTAAGCGTTATCAGCACGCATATAATCAAGTGCTGCAAGGACATGAGTCCTTTGATATATCACCCATGCACCGCGGGAAGTATCAGATCAAACCCGAGGTGCTCAAGAGCGGTGCCTCACCACGTGGCATTCTCAACCCTGAGCCTATTGCCGTTCTGTGTGCCCTGCAAGTTGTACTGGCACTCGAGTCATTTGTAAAGCGGTTACGGCCCACGTTCAAAGGGTATGACGCTCTGGATAAGCACATCCCCATTCAGTTGGCCGTTGAGGCCGTGGGCAGCACATTGTTCGTTGCTCGCGACTGCACCGCCAGGGATGGACACACCAACGACATGGCCTATGCGGTTTTTGCCAGCATACTCTGCAAATTGTTGTGCTTAACGTGCGAGTGCTGGGAGATGCGTGCGTTTGTGCGCTGCGGCATGCGCGCAAACACGCCCATGGGTCAACTGGTGAGCAAGTTGATGAGGCTATACAGCGGCCTCGGGTTCACGAGCATCATGAACTATATCACGACGCGGTGCGATTCGTTCATCATCGCCAAAAGTTTGCGCTTGCGGCGTGTCGATTGGGCCGAGGTTCCAGAGGGCGACGACGGAGCAATGATCCTGTCACCTGCCGCTTTTGCGGCCTTTCGCACCGCTTACCCGTGCGAGCGTGCCCTCGCCATGTTTGGCCGCAAGCTAGGCAAGAGCTGGAAGCTTGAGGCGATGGGGGACTTGCTCACGTCACCTTTGCCCATTGTCGGAGGTGTCGTCGTCTGCCACGACGACAAGTGGTACTTCTTCCCATCTCTAACCCGGTTTGGGTTTAAGGCCGGCCGTATGCACATTTGCAATTTCGGTGATGTCGGCCAGGTGCGTGGGCGCATCTCTGGGCGGTGCCAGGCTCTGCGGCATCGCTTTGCCGCGTTGCCCGTTTACGAGGCCTATGCCTCATGCGTCACTCGGTCCTTGGGTCGGCTTGCTACGGCTAGGCCCACATACGATCGTGACGATGAGTGGACCGTCACCGAACGTCGTCGTTCTGGCAAGATCACTGATTCTGTGCGCGCTGCGTTCGAGCGCGCATTCGGCATGAGCCCCGAGCAGCAGCGCGAAATCGAGCGCGAGTTTGATGCGACCAACGGGTCGCCAGATCTTCGTCATTGGTGGGCTCAGCAGCTTGCTATTGCTGGCGACCACATGGTCGCCATCGGGGTTCCAATAATTTAAATATTATTATCACGGCGCTGTCTGTCCAATCATAACGGCGCCTGCCGCTCAGTTGAATCTTGTGGTTCAGCGTATATTCTGCTGTGTTCATGGTGGTGTCAAAGAAGAACAAGACGGGCGGCG